TCTCTATCATATATAAATATATCCGGCAACAAAAAACCCCTCAAAAAAGAGGGGTTTTTCATTTATTAATCTATGTGATTAAACTTACGATGGGAAAGTTGCTCCCGTTGGAAGTACCACGAAGTCAAGTACGATAAACTCTGCGGTTCTCGTTGGTTGAATAAAAATTTGTCCAACCAATTGATTTCTATCAATCACATCAGGTGTATTATTGGAATCATCCATAACTACCTTAAATGCTGATAGACCACTATTAGCTTGTACTGATTCTAAGAACGGATTCACAATGTTCAAGAAACGATTTCTTGTTGCTGATGTGTTCTGTTCAAAGACTAAGTATCTACTTGAAGATGCGATAAACTTCTTCAGTTTAATTAACAATCTCCGTACATTAACCCTATCGAGTGCTGATGGACGACCTTGTAAGGTCTTTTGTCCCCAAACTACTACACCCTGACCTGGGAATGAAGCGATTGGATTAACTCGTGCTTCATAGAGTTCATCTCTTTCATCATGAGTCAATCTTGTCTGTGCTTCTAATACCGTTGTTAGTCCACCACGATTCAAACCTGCTGGTGCGAACCATTCATGTGCTACTTGGTCTGTAAATGCTATTACTCCAGGTAGTACAACTGAAGGTGGGACCCAAACTGGAAGTGCTGTAGCTCTATCAACAATTTTTACCCAAGGGTAATATGTTGCTGCGTAATTCGTATCGAGTGAACTAATTGCTGCTGTTGCATCTGCTATAGATCCACCTTGAATACCACAATCAATTACATAAAATGCATCACCACGTTCTTCACATTTAGCTATTGCATGATTTGTAATCTTTGGATGTAAGTTATGAATAACACCAGGTGTTACTAACATATTCAAATCAAACTCATCTGGATTACTTACTGCATTAATTGCTTTCTTGTAAGCTACTGCTCCAGCTGTGCTTGCAGTTGAAATATTAAACCCTTGTGTATTTGTTGCTACGATACTTGCTCCTGTCAATTTTGGATTACCTGGGTTATCACCATCATATCCACCTTGAAATGGAACAACGAACTTTCTCTGTTTAACACTTGAATCAGTTAAAGTAATTGATTCACTACCATTAGAATAAGTAGTTCCTGTTGTTGATGCATCTGTATGTCCTAACATATCTTCTAAACTCATAGTAACATGACTTCCAGCTCCTGCACTTGTAGGTATTGCTGATAAGTATTCATCTGCATCTTTATTACCATAATCATGTCCATAAGGAACATTACTATCAAATTCACTTTGATCATTTGTTTGTGCACTTTTGAATCCCCATACTGGAACTGCTGTAGATCCAGGTGAAGGATTACTAATTGCTGCATGACCCATTGGTACTAATGTTTTAGGTATTGAACCATCTGAAATATCAGAAAAATCTGATAAATAAACGTGTTTAGATCTATTATTCCAATCACCATTATAAGTAAGTTTTCCAGTTGCAGAAATGGTTACATACCTATCTCCAACCCTACGAGCGAAGAAATTCGTACTCTTAGGATCGAAATTAAGTCCATCCCACTGTTCTAAGATATTATCTTCAGTTAAACCATTATCATTTAAACCAGTTTGTCTTACTTGAAGTGAAAATTGTCCATAATCACTACCAGCAATTGTTCCTGCTGCTTTTACATTTAAAATAACAACTTTAAATTTGTTATTTACATCACTACCATGTGAACGAGTATTAACCTTAAATAAGTTATACCGTGCATTATTAATTATCTGTGATTGAATATATGGTGTTGATGCATTTGCATATGTTTGATCTGTAAAATCAGCTGTACCATATCCACTTGTATCCACTGATGCGGTAACATCAGTACCATATCCTGCTGAACTTTGTGCATATTTAAAATTCTTATATAAATATGCTGGTGCATCTGCAGTTCCTGACTTTTGTACTTGTGGATCTGCACTGATTACATCTCCTATGTAATCACCACTTGAGGTATTAAAAGAAACTGTTGCTGATAATGCAGTAACTCCTTTTGCTCCCATATTACTACCACTTATACTTAAAGTAAATGAACTATATGCCCCGCCCGCACTTTGTGCTACAGTTGTATCTGCAAGTCTAACAGTTCCACTTGAACCACCACGTGATGGTGCTAAAACTGCTAGAGTTTTTAGTGTTTTTCCTGAACCACTAAGTTGGACTTGAACTAAATCAGCGGAATAACCACCCGTATTAAGAACACGAACTATTGTTACTGAACCCGCACTCCTTAAATATTGTTCTACCGCGTACGGTGTGTAAAATCTCTGATCTGTAGATCCAAACATTTCTTCAAACTCTGAAAAATTGGTAACAACTGTAGGTACAAAAGCCGGTCCCTTTACTGTTGGACCAACTATACATGCACCGATTGCTGCAATTCCTGCGGGAAGAAATGATAAATCACGTTCACGAGTAAATACACCCGGCGATACGATTCTTTCTGCCATTATTTTTCTCCTATTATTATAATTTAAATAACTAAATTAGTCCTCACATGGACTATAAATATTTACTATAAATATCGCTCAACTTTCTCAAACGATATATTTAGAGGAGATTATTTAAGTAGTTTCTGAAGTTTCTGTTACTACAGCTTGAACTGGTGCTGGAGTGAATACTCCTGTCTGTGGATCTAACGTTCCAGGTCCATACTTTTCATTCAACTGTTTAACAATGTCTTGTTCATTTTTCTGTAATTCAGCATAATCACTCTCCATCTGAACTTCAGTTGCTTCAAGTGCATCTAACTGTTGTTGAATCAAAAGTTTCTGTACTTTTAATTGTCCAAATTGAGCTTGTTTTTCGGTATAACCCTCTTGTAAATCTCTAAGTGATGTTAATTCTTCATCACTAAATTTAGTTTCGGATTTGTTTTCTGTTACCTTTTTAGCCAAATTGGATTCTTCTGTAACGGCCATAACTTTTTCTCCTTATTATTATTGTTTATAACTATACTATAAATATCAAGTAAATTCTCTTAATTCACTTTTTTCTTTAAAATTTCTACTTCTTCTTTTAATTCTTTAATAGATTCTATTAATAGTGGAACGATTCTTTTATAATCAACTCCCAAGTAACCATTTTTTCTCTCTTGAACCACTTCTGGTAAAACTTTTTGAACTTCTTGTGCTATCACCCCAACATCATGTCCTCTTTCCTTTGCCCAACCAGGTGCGTCTTCATTCCAATCAAATTCATAACCACTTATTTGACCAATCTTATCTAATGAACCTTCTATAACTTGTAAATTATCTTTAAGTCTTTCATCGGAAGAATAATATGCTACAACATCACCAAGTGCGTAAATATCACCAAGTGCCTTTATATGGTTACTAGCAGTTACATGACCAGTAACAGCCAATGAGGTAATTGTACCACTTCCACCTACAAGTAAAGCATATTGGTCACCATGAGTTAAATTCTTTATTGCCACTTGACCGTTATTCCAATCTATCTCACCCAAATTAGCTAAATATAAATCACTAAATCCTGTTCCACCCTGTCCAAGATATGCTCCATCATTTGCATCTGGAACTATTCCAGTATTTGCAGTAATAGTTGTACCTGTAATTGCACGAGCTGTGTCGGCACCAAGTATACCATCAATATTACCAGTGTTTACATCTGTAGCGGTAAGTGTGGTAATTGTTGTTGCTGCTATTGTACCACCTTCAACTTTATCACCACTTATTTGGTTGGCTGCTAATGTTAATGTTCCAGCACTTACATTTAATGTTTTACCAGAACCTACCGTAATATCTGAAGTTGCTATTGTTGCCCCATCAATAGTTCCACTATCAACATCAAGATTAGTCATATTAATAGAACCAAAATCAATAGATGCATCATCAGCGTAAGTAACTGCTCCTTCAATTCTAATTGGACTATTACCACCAATTACTGATGCTTGTACTCTACCAAACGAACCAGTTGAAGCTGCTGATCCCGAAATATTTCCTGATGTATATAAATTTGTAAATGTTGGTGAATTTCCAGTTCCAACACCCATACTTGTTCTTAAAGTGTTACCAGTTTCTAATACAAAATTACTACCATTACCAACAATAAATCCACTATCTGTTACTGCTAATCCAGCCACATCCGCGAGTTGAGCGTCATATGCCTGAACATCACTTCCTATTGCAATACCTATCGAAGTTCTAAGTGTTGCTCCAGTTTCTGCTACCATAGTAGAACCATTACCAACTAACAAAGTACTATCTGCAGTTGAATTAATCATTTGAGGTGCACTTGTTCCATTACCTAAAAGTGCATAACCACTTGTAAGTGTAGATGCCCCTGTACCACCGTGGGCTACTGCTAAATCTGTATCTAATGCTAATGATGATAATACGGCTGAACTGCCGGATACGACTACTTTACTCCATGCTGGCATTTAATTTCTCCTAATCGCGGTTGGTAACTTCACTTGAAGCCCACTTCCCACCATCTGCCAAAGAGATGGGCCAACCATTAAGTTATTCTTTTATATGTTCCTTAATTAACTTATATTCTTCTCGTAGCTTCTTAGTCACTTGTAACACCTTCGGAACATCTTCTAATTTGTGTCCAGCGTCTGCTACTATTTTTAATAAAAATTCTAATTCGGGGATTGTCAATGGATGAACATATGCTTTTCCCTCTACAATATTAACACGACCTTTAACATTAATCGCCATTTTGTAACCTCTTATTTAATTATTATGCGTAAATCCAAATTTGGTCACCATGTGAAGCATTTGTATCTATATAAATAGTTCCTATACCATTAGTAGTTCCACCATAAGTAGGTGCAGGATCTTGAATAGCTGGATTAGTAGTTCCAGTTTGAACCACACCAACATATGCATCTGGAGCAATATCAGTAGCATTTACTGCTAAGTTTGCGTCGAATACCCATCTGGTTGTTCCAACATCATATCCTAATGCGTATCCTGACCCATCGGCGGTGTTACTTACTATAATACCACCATCTGTAGCTGATGTTGAACCACTTGCAAATACTGCGAATTTATCTTCAATAGCTAAGTTAGTTGTAGAAATTATAGTTTGATCCCCATTTACAGTTAAATCTCCTGTAACTGTTAAATTATCACCAATCGTGACTTCTGAAGTTGAATATCCTATGTTAATCGCTGCATTATCATTGTCACCACCTATCGTAATAGATGAACCATCAATGGTAACTGCTCCAGCTGCATCTAAATCAAATGTACTGGAAGGATCAAATGCCATAGTTGTAGATGTCATTGTTAATCCTGCACTTGCATCTATATCAAGTGCTGCTGAATTAATATCAACTGTTCCAGTTGTAGTAATGTCAACTTCTGATGCGTTACCTGCTATACTAACTCCACTACCATCTAATGTTACAGAAGAACCACTTAAATGTACAGTAGAACTTGCATCTAAATCAAATGTAGATGCGTCTACATCTATCGCAACATCTAATGCTTTACCTATATCAATTCCACCTGCTCCATCTAATGCTAATACTGTTCCCGCACCTATATCAATACCACCTGCAGTCGCAGTTACTGCAATTGCGTCTGTAGCGTCTCCTGCAGTATTGGTTAATGATATTTTTTCACTTGCCGCTGTACCATGTGGTGTGAATACCATTTGAGTAGCTGAAGAAGGACCTATTGTTAATGTTTTTCCATTAGCAAGTGATGGTGCAATAACCATAGAACCAGCTGTTGCATCAATACTAACTGCGTCAGTTCCCGTCCCCGCTGCTGTTATTAAAATAGACGAATCATTTGCACCTATCTGTGCAATAGTTAAATCTTCTCCACCAGTTCCTGATGTAATTGAAAAATTCATATCATCAGCACCATCAATAGAAACTGTACCAGTACCATCAATAGTAATTGCTCCACTTGAATCAATGTCTAATGCGACAGAATCAAAATCAACATTACCAGAACCATCATAAACTAAATGTTCTGTATCATCACCGAAAGTCGCTCCAGTATTACCTTTAACACTTACCGTTGTCACGGCTAAAATGTCTGTTGCGGCTGCCGAATCAAAATCGAGTGCCAATGCATTGATATCAACCATTGTTGATGCGGCATTACCGATAGTAATCGTCTTTGCCGCGGCCTCTGTACCAAGATTGACTGCATCAGTACCATCAGAGTCCAATGTCAAACCACCAGCACCATCAATAGTTAAGACTCCTGCTGATGTTTGTATAGTTCCTGCGTCTGTTAAAGTTATATCACCTTCTAAAAATAAATCTTGCCATGCTTGTGCGGATGAACCTAAATCGTATGTATCATCTGTATTTGGTATAAGATTGGAATCAATGTCCGCTCCAAAACTAACAGAATCAGTTGCTGCATCCCCAAATGTTAAATTTCCCCCAAATGTTCCATTACCGTCCACATATAAATCACCAGATAAATATGCATCTGAAGCTGTTACATTTCCACTTGAACTTACATGGGTTGCTCCCGTGAATGTTCCGTCTAATGTTAAATTTCTAATTGTTGCAACATCTCTACTTCCATCTGCTATAACAGCTTTAGAAGCGACAACTGATGTACCAGCTCCATCTAAAACTCCAATTTCAGATGTTGAAATAGTTGTAGCATCGAGTGTTAATGATGTATTTCCTGTGATTGTACCATCAACATTCAAAGTACTATTAAGGTCAGTAGCACCATCAACCGTTAATGCTCCCGCCGCTGAGATGGTTACTCCAGAATTTCCTGTTCCACCACCAACCGTTAATGATTCGAGAACAGCATCACTCCCTGATACTATTACTTTTCTCCACTGTGCCATTATTATTCTCCTAAATTAGATAGGCTATATAGTCTATCGTTAATAAATATAAACATTCTAAATTATTCTACTTTTCTTCTACTTAAATTATGAGTTTATTGTGGTGAATCTGAATATCCAACGAACCATTCATCTGATCCTGAATAATAAATCCCACCTGCTACTGCAGTAGGTGGAGCTCCCGTTACTGTCCCCAATACTACCGCCTTATTATCAATTTTAAACATCAATGCATCACTATTATCATACACATCAAATCCACCCCCCGTTGATTTCCAAATAAAATCTGAACCAGTTATACTATTTGCTCCCGTATCTTCATTCCATGTTGTACTTCCATATGTAAATGCATCGGTTAAAGCTAACGTATCTACGTTTGCCGTTCCGTCTATATACAAATCTTGCCATTCTTGTCCCGTTTTTCCTAAATCAAACACATCATCTACGTCTGGAACCAAACTTCCACTAAATTCTGCTCCTACTTGAACTGTATCCTGTGCTGCATTATCACCAATTTGAATATTTCCTGTCAATTTCATATTAGACGCAGAAACATTACCTCTTATATCAAGTCCTGTTGATAATGTAGTTCCAACATATTGATTGACTGTCATATAAAGATAATCACTATTACCTGGATCTACCGAAGAATTAGTAAATTGTACTACTCCTGTTTTGTAATCAAAAGTATAATCATTAGTAGAAACTATATCATCTCCGTCTAATGAACCTGTACCAAGTGACGAAGTAACAGCAGATGATTTATATAAAGTAGCCAAATATCCAGGAGTTGAATCTGCAGTTGTAGAAGTTGCCAATGCCGCTACTGAATATTTTGGTGATACAAAGTTTACTTGTTGATTAGAATCAATTAACTGTGCACCAATTCCACTATCACTTCCCGTTGGATTCAAAAAGAACCAAACCTCATTATTAGTATTAGACTTAGTTAATTTTTGTCTATACCAATACTTCATTACACCTGATCCCGAAACAGTATGAGTTGCACTAATTTGAGAACTCCCACTAAATGGTAACCCAGAAGATGGTATATACCCTGCTTGAGTATAAATTTCAGATGCTTGTAAATCAAGTACATTTGTAAATGATTCTTGAGCTGCTCCAAGAGTTTCGTGAGTATATCGTCTTGATGCTAATAATCGACTGGATTTTTTTTCTTTGTCTAAGGCTGCCATTTCTTATCTCTAACTAAAGGTTAATGTGATATCATCTATCGGTGTTGGATCACCCTTATATCTAACTATCACGTAAAGTTCATTATCGTTACTATCTAAATACATTCCATCTGCATTTCTTATGGGAACTGTATATGTTCCAGTTGAAATACTACCACCACTATTTCCATACAAACTAATTGCAGTAGTGAATGGATTTTTAAAATTATCTGCTGCCATATCTGCTTCAATCAAGTTACTTGTGGTTTTTACTGGGTCATAAATTCTTGCTACACCCAAAGAACTATTATTACCACTATTTTTACCCGAACTCTCGAATAATAATGCACATGAAATACCATTTGTGGTTGCGTTCCAGGCTATCAATGTATTACCATTAAGATTAACAGTCATACTTGAATATGTACTACCATCTGTTTGAAATCTTCGTATGTAATATTTGTATGTTCCACTACCATAACTTGCTGGGTGCCAATATCTATAATCTCCTCCAGGATCTACCAAATATCCTGGTTTCACTTGTAAGTCAAAATTACCTATTTGATTTAATGCATATGTACTACTAACCCAAGCAGTTCCAGTAAATGTCTGAACATTATCTAATAATTGTATTCTAAAATCTTCTCCTGTAAATGTTTCTGTTGTTCCTTGTAATGTACCACCATCATATCCTTGTGCTCTACCATATATTGCTAAACTACCACTTGCTGCTGGTTGACTAAAATCTCCTGCAGTATGATATGAAATAGTTTGAGTATCTAATGTAGATTGTGAATTATCTCTATTCCTTGCTTTTGTAAGTACTGTAAATGATGTATCAGCAACTCCTGTTTGATCTATACTATCAGAATTACCACTATCGTAACTAACTGATGCAGTAACTATTGCAATATCATTATATCTTGGAACTCCACTATCTACCGCAGTAGTTCCATCACTTTGGAATAGTTTTCCACTTGTTTGTACTGAACCACCACTTGTAGAAATTGTATCACCTGTTATTGTAACACTACCACCTGCTGTTCCAGTTCCAACTGAAGCAGCTGCCATATCTACCAATGTGGTTGATGCAACAAATGCTGGATTAAATAATCCTGTAATCTTAGTTGATAGTTCCCAAGTTGCATCTAATAAATACGGAACACCACTTAAACTTCTTGATGTAGCAGTTAATGCTTTATGAGTTGTTAACGTATCTGCTAAGGTATTACTTCCTATTGCAGTATCTAAAGTAGTAGTTGGTGCCCAAAATCTATTTTTTGTAGTTCCATTAACATAAGAGTAATTTCCTGATCCTGTAGCAATTCCAACTACTAAATCATGAAACCTATACCATCCACTCGCAGATACACTCGTAAAATCTGTAGCTGAAGCTTTGTATAATCTTGTTAAAGAACCAGTTAAAGCACTTCCACCAACATTTTCAAATTTACCATCTTGATATGCTGCAGGTATAACTGCTGGTTGAGCTGTAGCAATTTTTGCTAATTCTAATCCATTTGATGTCCCAAATGAACTTATTGTATAGTCTATATTAGATTGTGTCGTAAATGTATTAGAACTTTCATCTGGTGCTGCAACACTTCCCGTATCACTAAATGATTGTGATGCTATTACTCTAACATCAAATCGTGTTGCTCCTCCACTTGTTAATCCACCTAATCCAAATAATTCTGTATCTGCGGATGACCTAATACTTGTTGCACCTGCTGAATTAGAATCGAAATCTATATAATGGCCATCTCCATTTTGATAATAAACTGTTAAACCACTAAAACAAGTTCCACCTACTTTCCACCAATCCTTAAAATTTAAATAATTCATTGTTGCATTACCTATTGAAGCAAAACTTTGTGGTAAATATCCATTTATACTATCTGTACTACCCAAACTATTTTCATTCGTATCTATACTACCAAATGTTTTTGTATTTGGTGATGCATCTGCAACGTCTAAAGAATGACTCATTGCTCCTGCTATAAATCTTAAAATTTCACTCACATGAGTAGTATTATCAAAGTTATTAAAATAAGAACCTTCTAATGCAGTTCCCCATGCATTTGAAGTAGGATATCCATTTTGTATATTGTTTGTATAAATTGCAGTTGATCCTGAAGCTACAAGTGTTGCAGTAATTGAATCTGTTACATTTAAACTACCAGTCATTTCATGTAAATTAGTAGATTGTAAAACTAATTTATTTTGTGCATCTGCTGTTCCATCTACTCTCATTTTAATGGCTGAACTGGCGTTATCTCCATCTGAATCTGCCGCGATGGAAAGTATATTATCTTTTGTTTCTGTAGAACCAACTGGAACCCAATCAGTACCACTATAAACTTTCATTAAATTATCAGTTAAGTTAAAATATGTAAATCCTTTCATTGCTGCTGCACCACCAGCTGATACAGTTGGATCAGACGATGCAGAAGGTAACAACATTCCTGCTTTACCATCCATCAATACAGTAAGAGAAGAACTTATGTGTAAACTTCCAGTCTCTCCAACTAATGCACGTTCTGTATATAAATCATTCCATTTCTTGGTTGAACTACCTAAATCATAAGTAATATTTGCGTTTGGTATAAGATTAGAAGTGAAATCTGCAGTTATACTAATAGAATCTGTATCTGCATCTCCAAGAGTTAAATTACCACCTATAAAAGAATCCCCTACAATATGAAGTTTAGAACCACTCACAACACCTGAACTGGCAACATCCCCCGTCAAATACATATTGTTCCATGTTAAAGCACTACTACCTAAATCAAACTTATTATCATCAGTTGGTAAAAGTGAACTACTTACATTTACCTTATTTACAGATTGAGTTACATGCCAAATTTCGGTAGCATTCTCATTACTAAACCCCTGGGGTGCGTGTAAATCGGCTCCTGTTAAACCACTATGTTTTTTTGCCATTTATATACTCCTAAATCACTACTACTTCGTCATTTTCATCAGTTATAGATACAAAAGTTAAAAAAGTTGGAGTTCCACCATCATCACCTAATCTATCAACTACCATCTTCTCCATCAATACAGGTATTGAATATCCTTTTTCAGTAATAGACCCTTCAACATTAAGTGAACCCGTAACTTCTGCACCACCACTTTTTACAGTAACTTTACTATCAAATCTATTTAAACCGATATATTGTATTGTTCCTGCCATTAGGTGATCTCCAAAATACTTGCAAACGCTTCAATATCTCCGTTTGCTGATGCTTGTGTTTCTAATTTATCCCCCGCTCCCAAATTAATTGGTTTTTCAATTATTACAGTAGAATCTGCGGGAACGTCTACTGTCTTTAATATATATCTTCGTGTAGTAAAATTGGCACTTCCACTAACACTTAAATTTATAGTTGCAGAATTTGTACCATCAATATTACTTAAATAAATTGCATGTACAACTGCTGTAGTTCCACCTGGACAAGTATATAATGGTACGATATCTGTACTTGACCCCGTTGCTGCATTTTTAAATGTATTAGCCACTCATTATCCTCCAAACACTATACTAAATACGACTGCGTTAGGATCTTCTGCGGTAACTCCACTTATTGCACTACCATCACCTTTAAAATAAGAAGCCGTTACTGCTCCAGTTAAAT